CCTTACATAGATCAAACTGAAATGGAGAAATTATATATCCCTTCAAGTTTACAAAGTCCAGATGAGTTTCAACCATTAAATATACCAAATGAATAACGTACAAAAGTTCGTAGAGTTAGCTAATCAGTTAATAAGCGAAATCAAGAAAACAACAGGCATCAATCGTAGTGGTATTACTCAAGCTGCTTCATTGATAAGTCAAGGAAAAGTAATTAGTTCAAGAACTTGGAATAGACCAAGTGCAGCAGAGGAGAACGCATACATTGAGGAAAATGGTATGGCTGCTTATGGTAAGTGGTTTTTAGCTATTGATGCTAATGCTGATATGGAAACTAAAGAACATTGGCACTACATTTATACAAGTGATTTTGTAAACGTTGACAGAGCGGGTCTTATTGCCATTAGACAAAGATCAGGTCAACAAGGTCAAACAGATGTATTTAATGCAGCTGGTAAGTTACTTGAAAAATTAGATGCATAATGATTTGGCAAGATTATAGGAAACTATATTTAAACGCAATAAAAACCTACTCACCTAAGTTCAAGAAAGAACTACAAAGGCAAGTGGATACATATTGCGATACCCAAGATTTAAACGCTATAAGCGACAAGAAGATAAAAAAGACCATCCAAAACGTTCATATTGCAATGGGCGTTAAGATGGCACAAATTGCCGAGAAAAACGTTTCTAAGTCAGTTAAAGGTTATTTCGGTCCAGAGGAGTTTAAGAGTAAGCAAACTGATCTGTTTACTTACCTTATGTTAGCTTATTTAGAACAAAAAGGATTAAATAAAGTAGCAAAAGAGATAACTCAAACAACTAAAAACCAAATTCAACAATACTTAATGAAGTCAGTTGAGGAAGGTTTAACTATGCAAGAAACAATAAAGCTATTAAGAACGGCTGGGATAACGGATTATAGAGCGGAAATGATAGCAAGAACTGAAACAGGTAAAGCTGCAAATTATGGTTCTATGATTGGAACTGCTGCAACTGGTCTTGTAACTATAAAAGAGTGGATAGCATCAAGAGATGCAAGAACAAGGAGAGTACCACCAGATGCGTTTGACCATTTTCATATGGATGGAATAAAAGTAGCATACGATGAAAAATTTAATGTTAAGACTAAGTACGGAGGTTTTGAGCAAATGTTACATCCTTGCGACCCAAGTGGAAGTGCTGGCGATGTTATCAACTGCCGTTGTACGTTAGGTTATGAAGCCGTTAGAGGACAAGACGGAAAGCCAAAAAGGTTACAAGATAACCCACCAATGGGAGATATGGGGTTAGTTTGGAATTTGATAAATAACGTGGCTTTGATGCAAATTTCTAATTTAATAAGAGATTTGTTAGCAGATTAAAAAAAATTAATAACTTTGTTATATGAAAACATACGCATCAAAAGACATCATTGTTGAAAAACAAGATATTGGTTATGAAGTAATGGATGTAGATACCGAGCAACGCAGAGTAAAAGCGGTGTGGGCAAGGACTGGTAATATTGATTTAGATAACGATATTATCGTCCCAGAAGCATTTACTAAAACATTAAAAGAAAGAGGACCAGCTGGTAAAAACTTAGTATGGTCATTAGTAGACCATTGTGCTGAAATGGAAGCCGTAATCGGTAAACCAGAGCAATTATATGTTGAAGGCGATATGTTAATAGCTATCACTCCAATCGTAATGACTGAAACAGGCGAAGATGTACTTAAAATGTACGAAGCTGGTTTAATCAATCAGCACTCTATTGGTTTTAGTACAATAAATTCAAGTGTAGGTAAAGATGGAGTAAGAACAATAACTGAACTTAAACTTTATGAAGGTAGTGCGGTATTATGGGCAGCAAACCCAGAAACACCAACTATTTCAGTTAAAAGTGAAGTAAAGAAAGAACAATTAGCAAACAGGCTTGAAAAACTCTTGAAAGCGTTTAAAGGTGGTCGTTTCACAGACGAAACCTTTGCGTTGATGGAGATTGAAATAAAAAGGATTCAATCTGATTTATTAGAAATTGAAATCGTTGAAGAAATCACTACGACCGCAGAAGCATCGCAGCCGATTAATGATGAAGTTTCAAAGAATGATGAAAAAGTTCTAAAGGCAATTAAAGAATTTAATAATCTATTTAAAAAGTAAAAATGGAAAACGTAATTAACGAAATGGCTGAGAACCTTAAAGGTTTTCAAGCTAACGCAGAAGCACAAATTAAAGAAGTGTCTGCACAAATAACTGTTGTAAAAGACGAGTTACAAAAACAAATCGATGGTCAATTAGCTGCACAAAAGAAATCTGCTAAGAAAGAAGTAAAGTTTATGGATGAGGTTATCCTTGAGAAATTAGATGGTCAATTTGATGCAATGGAGAAATCTTTAAAGAACAATGGTAAGTTCCGTTTGGATTTATCTGACGTTAAAACAATGACTTTATCTGGTAACTTAACTGGTGATGCTCAAGCATCTTATGCTCCAAATCCAGCTATCCAACCTTCTCAAAGCATTAATTTTAGAGATTTAATCCCAACAGTAAGAAGCGAAAGCGGTCTTTATGTTTACTATCGTGAGAATAGCGGTTTGACTAACAACATCGCTGCACAAACTGAAGGTTCTAACAAAGGTGAGAACAACTACTCTTTGACTGAAGTTAAAGTTGTAAACGACTACTTAGCTGGTTTCTCTACTTTCTCTAAGCAAATGTTGAAGTCATTACCTTTTATGACTCAAACTTTACCAAGAATGTTACAAAGAGATTTCTTCAAGGCTGAGAACGCTGCGTTTTTCTCTACTGTATCTGCTGCTGCAACTGGTTCAACTACAACTGCTGAAACTAACGATTTGTTACAATTAGTAGATTATATCGCTAATCAAAAAACTGCAAATTTTGTTCCTTCTTATGCTTTAGTATCTGAAACACAAATGGGTCGTTTATTGAAAGCAACTATTGCTGCTGGTTATTATGCTGGTGCTGGTAGTGTTACAGTTTCTCCTAATGGCGGAATCACAATTTGGGGAGTTCCTGTAATTTCTGCATCTTGGGTAACTGATGACAAAGTATTAATCTTTGACAATAGCTACTTAGAGAGAGTTGAAGTTGAAGGATTAGCTATCGAGTTCTCTTATGAGAATGGCGAAAACTTCCAAAAGAACTTGGTAACTGCTCGTATTGAGTGTTACGAAGACATCAACTTAATGTTAACTACTTCTGCTATCTATGCAGATATGGGTAACGTATAGTTCTAAAGGTTTAGTAAATAATGACCCCTACCAATTCGGTGGGGGTTTTTTATTGGAATAAATTAAGTAATTTTGTAAAAAAAGGGTATGTCTTACAATAATTATATTAATGACTTTAGTGCCGTTCCTATCGCACCAATAACAGAGCCAGTTACTTTAGCAGAGGCAAAATTGTATTGCCGTGTTACTACAAACGCTGAAGATACTTTAATAACCTTAATGATTACACAAGCAAGAGAAGCTATCGAAGTAGCGACAGGATTGAGTTTAATACCAAAAGACATTACTACTTATTTTAACAATGTGAGTGGCAATTTTGACATTCCATTCGGACCAATTGATATTGACACTTTTGAGTTGTTTGATATGAATCAAGGTGGTATAGAGGTTACAACACCTAACCTACAATTAATAGGTAATGAGTTCCCTAAACTATCTTCTCCAAGATATGCCAACTTAAAGGCTACTTATGAAGCTGGATACACAACTATTCCTAAAGACCTTAAATTAGCCATATTAGATCAAATCTCTTATGACTACGAGAATAGAGGATTAGATGGCGATTCTGGTATTTGTGAGAAGTCTTGGAAAGCGTGTCAAAGATGGACAAGATTATCCCCAATTTTATAATATGAAGTTAGGAAAAGCGAAAGCAAACTACGTTGATGCCAACACGATGACAAGACAAGTTGGAATTTATGCCTCTACAAGAGTGAGTGATGGTCAAGGTGGATATAATACCACATTTGCCCTACAAAGCACAGTTTGGGGTGATTTAAGACCAGATAATCAAACTCGTGCAATAGATGAGTCAGAATTACAATTTAACGAAAGGAGTAGGCTTTATATTCGTTTTGATGTTAATATAAATGATTCCTATGAGGTAGATGTTGAAGGTGATAGATACACAATACATTCAATTAAGAACGTAGAGGATCAAAATAGGTTCTTGGAGTTAATAATTTACAAGTAATGCCAAAGTTTACATTTGACATAAGTAATTTATCAGACGTTCTTAAGAAACTTGATACCTTAGATGTTAAAGTTCAGCAAGATGTAAAGGATGAAATAAGTGCATCTGCTTTAAATATACAATCAGGAGCAAAAAGATTAGCACCTGTAAACTTTGGTCAATTAAGAAATAGCATTTACTTAAAAGAGCAAAATGTTGATAAGGGGTATGTTTTTACTGTTGGTTCAAATGCTTCTTATGCGCCTTATGTAGAATTTGGAACAGGTGGTAAAGTAAGCATACCTGCTGGATTTGAGCAGTTAGCAAGTGGTTTTAAAGGCAAAAAGGCTGGTACTTTTAAAGATATGGTTGAGGCTTTGACATTATGGGTAAGAAGAAAGGGAATTGGTGGAGGCAATGATAAGTCAATTGCTTATGCAATAGCTATTAGCATTTTAAGAAAAGGTATGCGACCACAACCATTTTTAATACCAGCGTTTGAAACAGAAAAGCCAAAAATGATTAAGAATATATTAAACGCAATTAAGAATGTTAAATCCTAATATTGAGATAAAGAAATGGTTTTATACTAACTTGACAAGCGCAAGTGGATTGGTTGTTTACGATGGTTTTGCTCCTGAAGGTGCAGGTAATGAGTATATTGTTATGACTGGTAGAACATCAAGCCAAGAACAAGGCAAAACAGGTTATACAAATAGTATTAGCATCACAGTTGATATTATTACAAAAAATGCTAACTTTGGTTATAAACGTGCTGAAGCTATAAGCGATTTGATTTTAGAAGATATAAACTCTGATACAACAATAACCCTATCAAATGGGTTTACTGCATCAAGTTTAAGTGTGGAAAGTATAAGAAACTTAGATGGCTTAAACCCTTTAGATAACGTTTTTAGAGTATTAATAACATATAACATAACCATAACTCAAAATTAAAATTAAATAAAATGGCAGAAACAAAAGTAAGCGGTAGAGATTATATCCTCTTAGCTGACATTAACAATGATGGAACATTCAAGCCTGTTGCTTGTTTGACTTCTAACTCTTTGACATCAACTTTAGGAACAATTGATGCAACTTCTAAATGTGGAGACCAATACACTCCAAATCAATCTTTTAACCAATCTTTCGAGTGTGAAGGATTTGCGATTGATGAAACAGGAACTCCATCTAAAGATAGCTACCAACAATTGTACACTGCACACGCTGCTCAAACTTTATTCGCAATTAAGATGGGTAAAGCAGTTCCAACAACTGGAGATGTTTATTATGGCGGTGTAGGTCAATTAGTATTTATTAGCAACTTTAATGTTAACGCTGCTGATAAAGATGATGTGAAGTTTACTGCAACTTTTGTAGTAAGTGTACCACCAATTACTCAAACAGAGCAATCATAATAAATAAAAAACTATGTTCGAATTAAAGACTAAAAACAACACAATCCACCTAAAGTGGGGTACTTGGTCAATGCGTGAGTTTACTAAACAAAACAATATCGGTATTGATGAGTACTTTAAAGTTCTTTCAACGGCTCAAACAAGTTTGGATGTAATAGTTCAACTTGTTTACATTGGTTACAAATCTGCTTGTGTAAGTAAAAAACAAGAGATTGCGTACACAATTGATGATGCTTGTGAATGGATAGATGAAGTTGGTTCTATTTTTAGCGAAGAAGGTCAAATTATTGACTATATAAAATATATCGTTGAGAATACAGTCAACACCATTTCAGGGGTAAAAAAAGAAGAAGAAAAAAAAAAGCCTAACAAAGCTAAGCTGGGATGATATATTAGTTAAAGCTGCGGAGTGCGGAATAAGACCAAATGAATTTTGGGATATGACTTGGAAGGACTTTTCCATTATCGTTTTAGGTAAGGAAAGAAACGAGTTAAACGAATGGGCAAGGACAAGAAACCTTGCCTATATTGTATA